AATCTCCCCGAAAACAGCCTTGCGGAAGTGATCCGGGAACAGTGCCATTTCAAGATCACCTTCATAACCGGAATTAGCGGTTGCCATGTAATAAACGATGTTGTCCGCATAGAACGGCGTATTCTCGCCCTGTGGTTCCATGGACAGGGTGACCGCTCCGGGCATTGCGACCGGCGTTTCATATGTCGCCGATCCATCTGCCGCGATCGTAGCGATCGCATAGTATACGTTTTTCAGGCCGTATTTAATTTTATTCGGCATTTAAAACTACCTCCGTTGTGTAAGAAAGCTGCCACATCCGTTCGGAATCGATAAATGCGGCGTTTTTTACATATGCCAGATCGTGATTGTTCAGGACGGTTTCGACCGTTGTTTCAAGGTCGAAATCAGGTTCGTCCGTGTACAGTTCAACGACCAGTTGATTGATTTTCTGAAAGTTAATGTTGTCGGCGACCAGGTCATCGTTTGCCGGATACCAGAAACAGATAAACGGTGTTTTCTGTTCCGTATTTTCTGGGAACTGGTAGTAGGCGAACGGTATGCCGATACTCTCAATCATGCTTTTAACATCCTGTAAGGTCATCGCGTCTGCCTTTCTACCTTCGTGATTGTGCGGTCAATAACCTCATCGATTGCCCATTCTTCAACAGGCTTTATGTGTTCATATGGGTTTGTTCGACCGCCGCCGCGCTTTGCGTGACCATATTCAAGAAGATGGGCAAGCTGATAGGTTCCATTTTTGCCATAGACTATTGACCCATGACTCAAGCGGCCTTTCTCTATCTTGTATGCCCATCCTTTGTAATACGTGCCTGTCGCGCCTCTCGGCGATTCCGCTTTAATCTTCCTGACCGACTCTTTGGCAACCTCATCGATCGCTTCAGCCATCGCTTCAGTGACTTCATATCGCTGTTCTTCAAGGTACTTCTGCACGACATCACGAATATCAGCCTTAGATGAATTGATTACCATCAAACCCACCCTTTCGCATTTCCGTTCGTGCCGCCTTTGCGCTCAACGTATAGTTCTATAGTGTCATCGCGTCCATGATAGGTGCGATACACGCCATACCTTTGGCCTTCGTACTTGACTATGTTTTCGCCGTTGTAGTCATAAGAAAACATAGTTATTTGGTACTCAGGATTCAGGCCGTTTCTGCCGCCTTCAAAGAACTCGTTTCTGGTAACGGAATTCACTGAACAGAAAACGGTGCGGGCGGTTTCAATCTTTCGCCATACACCGTTTTCGTCCTGAATTGATGTCTGGGAGATAAGCTGAATAACTTTAGATCTATCCAACGATATCCCCCCAATCCGTATAACCAGTTGCCATTGACAGCTGTGCTTTCTGCTCATCGTAGGATGCTTTAAGACGGTCGTATTCGTCCGGCTGTCCGAAATTGCACCGGCAATAAGTGATAACCGCCCTGATAATCAACGGCGTTTCAATTTCGGTGTTGATAACACCCGCGATACCTAAGTCAAGATAGGCGGCGTTGATCAGATCGGTTAACTCACTGTCGAACGCATTAGTCGTTATTCTCAGCGCAAGCTTCACTTTCTCAAGCATTTATTTCTTCCTCGACTTCTTTTCCTCGCAAGCCTTAACAAGGCCAAGCCTTTTAGCGACAGCGAACTGTTCCTCGCTTATCTCTACCGTCTGGCCGGCCTTGATTAAAAGCATTGCGTCTTTGATCACTTCTGCCTTCATAGGCTTATGCCGCCGTTACGACCGCGAAACCGTTCGGTCTTACAAGGTGGATAGCGACCAGCACCTTGCCAACGATCTTGACCAGATCCTTTTCTGCAAGAGACTTGTCATCAACGATGTAGGTGAAGTCTTCGCCTTCAGGGAAGTTAGCGACAACACCATCCAGATCGCCGACAAGCATTCCGGTGACAGTGTTGTTGAACAGCACCTCATAACCGTTGAACGGATCTTCGATCTTCGCGCCGGTGGTAGCACGTTCATTCATGATATTGGCATAGGTGGCCTTTGAGATGATGACGACCGGATTAGTTGCCTCATCGGACAGTGCAGCGAATCCTGCCATAGCCGCCGTGTTATCGATCGCGTGGGTGACCTTCGCGGACAGAGTGGATGCCGTGATCTCAGAGACAACTGCGTTTTCAAGCGCGATTGCCAGCTTGTGCCCGAACTCGTCCATGAGATAGCGCAGGAACGCTTCGCCCTTGAGTGCCATGACTGTATCAGAAACGGTGATCCATTTCTTGAAGTACTTCGCGATAAAGTCGATGTAAGCCAGAACAAGCTGTTCTTCTGCCGGAGCATTCGCGCCTTCTTCATGGATGACCGCATCGGTCGCAGATACCTCATAACCAACAGAGTAGTTACCCCGCACATAAACCTTTCTTACTCTCGACAGGATCGGGGACTTGTCCCAATCTGTCCAAATGTAATCATCAACAATGGTAGACACCTTCACCTTACCGCCGGTCGCGTTGGTGGTGAGCAGTGCTCTCTGCTCTTCAGTTGCAGTGCCTTTGATCACTTCTGCCATAGCATCGGCAAGCTGTGCTTTTCTCTCTTCTACGTTCACTTCTTTCTTATCCTCTTTGAAATTCTGGATGACAGCCGCATCGCCGTTAGCTACGGCCTTGCGGATCTCTGCCTTCTTGGTTTCCTGTTCCTTTCTGGATTCCATCTCGGCCTTGATTGCTCTAGCCTCAGCCTCAAGCGCGTCAAGGTCTGCCCCTTCGTTGTCCAGTTCTGCAACGATCTCGGACTTTCTGGTTTCCAGATCTTCTATTGACTTATCCTTGAAATCGAATTCCATGTTTAAACCTCCGTTATGATTCGGATTAACTGTTTACGCCTCTCGATTGCCCGCTGTTCGGCTCTTGCACTCTCCAGTGATTCCTTTGCGCTATCCAGTGCATCGGAAAGGCCTCTTGCCTGAATCGATGTAGCTTCATATGCCGGAAAGGTAACCGCGCTGACCTCCATGACACGCTCAATAGAAATCACGTGCCTAACCGGATGATCAGTATCTAGTGCCTCCCATTTATCTTCATCAACGACAAACAGAAACGACATTCCGGTTATGTCCCCGCGTTCGACCGCTGAATAAAGAGCCTTCGCTTCAGCATTGTTTTCCGTGTCAAGATTGACTCGGATGCTCATGCCCTTACCTTCGATCACTTCCATCTGCATGGTCGAATTCGCGTTGTTGTTCCTCGACCGTGCAAGTGGGATCATGTCGGTGTTGTGGTTAACTAAAAAACGCACATCACGAAGGTCTGTCTTCGCTAGTGCGTTGTTATCGATGATCTCATCGTAAAACCCTAAGTTGGTTCTTTCGTCATATACGATTGGCTGTCCGGTCAACATCTTTCCTCTGTCACTGTCTTCCGCACGCACATCAAAATCAAACATCCTGATTTCCATTTGTTTGTTCCTCCTGTACCTTTTCATCGGCATTCCAATATTCGCCGCGAATAATACGGACATCCCCGCCATCCACAGCCGGAAGGTTCCAGATCTCGCGGACATCATTGATGGACATGATGCCTCTGTCTAGCATCTGGCTCGACACATTCAGCTTTTCTGAGTTGGACAGATACTGAAGCCGGTTCGCCGTTGCCTGTACTCTGTTCCCCTGACTCTGTTCCCGAAGGGTAAACAGCATTTTGGTCATCACTTCTGAGAACTGGATAGCGAAAGGTTCAATCGCGCCTTCATAGAACGCTGTCCATGCATCACCGTATGCCCGATTGGTCAGCACATCTTCGTTGACCCCGAAGTATTCGAACACACTCGACCGGATCAGTTCCATCTGCTTATCATCAATGACCCATGGTTTTACATCTACCTGTCGGATATCAGCGTATGTGTTCGGGAACAGCAACACGCCGGAGGCCTTCGCATCTTTCCCGAAGTTCTCAGCTGTAAACCGTTCGCGTTCTTTGGCAAGGTCTTCTGTCTTGGTGAAGTTATTCACCCGCGCCATGAAGCGATATGTCGCCGCGCTCTTTACACCTTCCTCTATGCCCTGATTCTGTATGTGGATCAGATCCATCGTGGGAATCAATGCATGATTGTTTTCACCAAAGAAGTCTGACCGATACTGATACTTGGTCAGAATCCCGCAATACTCGAACTCAATAGCGGCTGTCTCATGCCATGCAAACTTGTATCGCAGATACGGCACACCGCCATACTGGACTATCTCGCACCTGTCAGGAACCGGAGCGAATATTCCAGAAGGTTCACCGTATTCGTCATACACCGGCACAATGAAAGCGGTGTTGTGAACATCCAGAATAGTAGACAGGCGATACAGGAACTGTCCCCAAGTTTGGAACTGGTTAGGCGCGCGTTTCAGCTTGTTCTGAAGTGCCGGACGCGCCGCGCCGATAATCTCAACACGAAGTTTAGATATATGTGTCGCTCTCGCGCCGATCGCCGACCGGATCAGTTCGGATTCGTACACGCTCCCACCGTAAGAGGTGAAGTGCGGTGTGTATCCGTTCAGCAACTTAAAGTCGCCTTCGTATTTCCCTACCGGTTTCGGTCGGTTCTTAAGGAATAAATCAAAAAGTCCCATTAGCTTTCCTCGTTCTTCAGCTGGTCGCCTATTTCCGAATGCCATTTCTGCGCTACGCAAAAAGCATCAAGTAAGGCAGCTGTACCCTCTATGTGTGCGTTAGGTGACAGCTTTATCAGTTTCCGTCTGCTCGTTTCGGCGTTGACCTTAACCGCCGAATCTAACAGATGCGCCTTCAAAAGATTGTTCTGTCCGATCTTCAGCTTTCCGTCTTTTATGGTTCCTTCAAATTCCTGAATTACAGGTGTCAGGTTTTCGCCCTGATACACATCATCCATGTGGAATCCGTATTGTTTCATGTCCTGCACTAAGTACTGTGCGGAATAACGGTCGTATCCGATCTGAAGCGGGTAAATCTGGTATTGTTCAACCAGATCGGTAAACCATTGATAGCAATCGTGATAGTCCACGAAGTTATCACCCGACTCGGACACAAGACCCTGTTGTATGTAAATCCGGTATGGCAGACCATCTCTCTGTGTGGCCTCATCCACCTTCTCAGCCGGAAGAAAGAAATGACAAAACACGTAGTTGATTCCGTTCTTCTTGATCACTGCACAACAGGCTGTCAGGTCGGTTGTCTGTGACAGGTCGATACCGCCCACACAATACGAATTTCTAAAATCCTCAAAAGTGAAGTCATCACCGAAAGCCTTATCAACATCCTTTGTTGACAGCCATGCAAGCGAACTGTTCTGCTTAATGTTCGCGTACTTGGTCATGAATTCGGCTTTTTTACTCAGTGACCCTTCAGCGATTGCAATTTCTTCAATCAGGTAATCGACCGAAACAGAAACGCCTAAGTTAGGATTCGACTTTCTTAGTTCGTTGATGTCGTTCCACTTTTCAATGTCATCGATCATGTACAACAACGGCAGAAGTCTTTTTTCTTTCGATTCACCCAACAAAAAACGAGTCGATCGCTTGACCAACTCGTCATAGATAGAATCGTTTATGTAACCGGAAGTCGTGCATGATAACATCAACCCTTCAGGCCTCGCGCCCATGCCGGACTTCATTACCTCATACTGTTTTAGCCCCCTGTCACCCTCCCATGATGCAATCTCATCGCAGATTGTCAGCGAAGGGTTAAAACCATCCGATTTCTTCGCGCTGAAGGCAATCTTTTTAACGGTCGAGTTGGTACCAGGGATGCATAGATCCGATTGCCGATGCCGTGCAAGCATAGAATCGTCTAAGGTCTTTTTGTTGTGTTCGTCCTTAGATGCCTGTATCGCTTCTTTCAGTGTTTGCCACTCTGGATCCAATTGGATCATTGCCCAAATACCGTTATAGATTATGTCGGCCTGTTCCAGCTTTGGAGCAAGGCAATAGACCCTTGTGCCGTAACCACCATCAACGTAAAAGATGTATTTCGCGATTGCCGCCGCAAATGCACTCTTGCCGTTCTTTCTGGCAACAAGAAGTAACACTTCGCGGAATTGCCGGTTGCCGCTCTTGTCGATGATTCCGAAGATCGCAGACACTAAAGCCTTTTGCCAGACCTCAAGCTTTAACGGATTCGGTGCAAGTACCCCTTCAGTGTGGAAACAGTGCGTTTCAATCCAATCAATCGCGGCCTGTGCCTTCTTAGCGTCAAAGGTAAAGGTCTTTTCTTGTAGGCCAGTGACCAAATACTCATAGATCAGACGAACCCACTTGCCAACTCTCGCGGTTCCGTCTTTAATCTGCTGATAGTATGTGTAAATGTAGTTATCTCCGACCATATTGGCCTTACTCTCTCGCAATTCGAAAAAATCGAG